ACTCAAACCGGATTAAATGTTGAAGCCAACAAAGCGTATCAAATATCTTTTGATATGACCCAGATATCCGGCGGCGGGTTTCGAGTTGTTGTTGACACATCAGGTTCATTTGTAAGTCAATACTTTACGACGACCGCACAACATACAGTTGTTTTCGCTGTGGGTGCAACAAGCACACGCTTAAGACTTTCGACGCTTGGCGGTGCAAATTTCTCAATCGACAACGTCTCCGTCCGCGAGATCGACCCGCTCGCTGTCTCTATCCAGATGCAAGGGAGGATGACGTATGCTGATGAGGGCATAGGACTGGCAGGTTCAGTTCCTTCTGCTCAAGTTCTTCCTTTTGTTTGGAGAAAAGCTGGAACAGATTACATACTGTCTGCTCTTGATACTTCAGGAAACAACACGGGGCTTCTTTACTTTGTTAGTGAGGCTAACAACACTGCTGATCTTGTTGGCTCTAGCGGAACATACTTTACCCCAGACATTCTAGTTCCTTATAGCCTTGCAGGGCGTTATGGCTCTACGTTCATCAATGGTGCAGTAGACGGCACTGCTTTAACGGCTGACACTACACCTACGGCCCTCCCTGATCTCTCTAGCACTGACTTCAGCCTAGCCTACGACTACATGGGCACAATCTCCATGCTTAGAGTATGGGCAGATGATTTGGCGGATGTGGGAATAGCTGAAGCTACAGAGCCGAGTGAAGTGCCAAGCCTGCAGCTAACTTTCGATAACAGCGAAACATCATTTACCATTCAGGATTGGGAGCAATAGATATGGGAGTTAATACAAAAAGTTTTGACAATGCTTCTGACATGATCACCTTCTCCCGAGCGAGTGGTGGTTATGGTCTTACTAAGGTTAGTTATGGGGATGAGCTTGTAACTAATGGTGATTTTGCTACTGATAGTGATTGGGTTAAAGGCACTGGTTGGAGCATTAGTGGCGGAGTAGCCATATCTAACAACGCATCTGGTTTTAATAACATAAATCAATCAATAACTGTAACTGCGAATAAAATATATCGCCTTGAGTTTTCTGTAACGTCTTACACTTCAGGCGCACTAAAACCGTTTTTAGGAAATAGTGGAAACTCATTAGCTCAACCATACGCGGGAAATTTAACGATTTCAAAAACGGCTGATAGTGTTGGTGATTTTTATACGTTTTTTGTTTTTGATGCTAGCCAAACAGCTCAAATACTTTTTAGGGCGAACAGTGGATTTGTAGGCTCTATAGACAACATCAGCGTCAAAGAAGTCACCTATAACTCTAGCGCAGCCGGTGCGACTTTACAGCTAACCTATCACCCTAATGATGTCCCTCGAATTGAGTACAACACAGATGGTACTTCTAAGGGTTTGTTGGTGGAGGAGTCTAGGACTAATCTGGTTACTTATAGTGATTTAAGCTCAGGTTGGGGCGAAACAAGATCCACTCTGATACAGGACGCACTCACTTCGCCAGAGGGGGTAGATAACGCGACGGCACTTGCCAGTGATTTAACAGCGTCTAATAGCCACAGAAGTAACTCTATTATAGGCACTCTTTCTTCTGGAACTTATACTTTTAGCGCCTACTTAAAGCGAGGAGAAACCAACGCTCAGCTAGAAATATATGTAGACCCTGCAAATTCCGTTCAGCTACGTGTTCTTTATGTTCTTTTTGATTTAAGCAATGGAACGGCAAAAACGCCTTTTGAAACCGGAAGCCCAACAGATGTTGATTATGGCATACAGGACGCTGGAAATGGTTGGTATCGTTGCTACGTAACTACAGGCAACCCAGACGGAACCAGAGTAGACGCAGGGATTACGCTGTCTGACCATCAGGTTACCTTACAAAATCCAGTGTTTAACGGAACCGGAAACATAGGCGTCTACATCTACGGCGCACAGTTCGAAGCTGGCGCATTCCCCACAAGCTACATCAAGACTACAGGGGCGACAGCAACACGCTCTATCGATTTCCCTATAGAGGTTAGCTGGGATAACTTCGGTTACAACAAGAGATCAGGCACGTTTGTTGTTGAGTTTGACTACACCGACCCAAGTAATGCAGATGCTAATTACCTACTTTCTGGAGGCGGCAGTTCTAGGTTTTTTTATAACAACGCTGGCACAGATGCGTGGAACGTTTACGACGGATTAGGGATGACTGTAAGCGGTGTACCTAAAGACGGAACACCCCTAAAGGTTTCTGTGGCTATGTCTGACTCGGGAACTACTGTCCACGTAGACGGTACGTTAGCGTCAGCTAATTCCTCAATTACTCCGCAGGACGCTATATCTTACGATGCTTTGGCAGTTGGTGGTATATCGAGCACGACTCAACTCAACGGCCACATCAAGTCCATCAAATACTACCCGCGCCGCCTGACTAACGCACAACTACAGGAGTTAACAACATGAGCATAGTAATCCAAGACCCAAACGGCGAAGACGTTTCAGTAAATCTGCAATGGTCAGGCGGAATGATTGATGCAGAAGTCAGAGCGACTGATGAGGCTACTTTTGTGGCCGCAGCTTTGCAGCAAGGTATATACGTCAAAGAAACGCAGACTGTTGTGGACGACGATGGTGTTGAAACAGAAGAACTTGTGCTCGATGAGGACGGCAACGAGATTATCCGACCGGCGGCTGGTGTTAATGTCAGCGTTATTGGCCCAGTGGTTGTTGTGCCAGCAACGTATGACGATGATGGCAACGAACTCACACCGCCGGTCATGGATAATCGCTATCACGTAAACCTGCGCATGGCGGGCCCAGCGCTAACTGCAGCTGATGAGAACGGCTATTCTGACTGGCAGACCACAGCAATCTTGTGGACTGAAAGCGGCGTCGAAGATACAGAAATTAACGCGCACGAGTCGGCTTTGATCGTCGAGAACGTTGGCCTAATTGACCCGGAGTCGATTGACACGCCCAAGCGCGTATGGCTTTGAGGTTGATGATATGGGTTTAAAAATTATTCTGATGTTGTTTGGCAGTTATCTTTTCTTGATTGCATGGGTTTTTGCTTTGAATTACAGCCGCATGCTTAAGGAGAAAGGAATCGTATTTTCGCCAGTTGTAGCTGCTCCGCTTTATATTTTTTTGTGCGGTGGTGCGCTGGCTGATGCTATCTTCAACGCAATTGCAGGCACCATAATTTTCAAAGAAAGGCCGAGAGAGTGGCTTTTTACCGCAAGAGTTAGAAGGCAGTTGGGAAGCGATGACGTGACTCAAAGGCTAAAAGCTCAAAAGTGGTCAAGGCTTATTAACTCAATCGATCCGGGACACGTATGAACCAAGAACAGCTGGAGCGTTACAGACTCATGGTCGAAGATTGCACTCAAAAGTTTGGCTCACAACGCGCGTTGGCAAGACAGCTTGGGATTAAGCACTCAACTTTAACCTATCGAATCAACCACCCGAGCGCGTTAAAGCGTGAGCACGTCTACGCAATCGAGTTGATCCACACAAGAGTCAACCGCTGATATGGATGCGCAGGCGTGGATGAATCGCGTAGACAAGAAACTTGATGAGATTGGTGACGCCATCGTATCCCTGGCTAGAGCCGAAGAAAGAATCGTTACCATTTTCCAGCGCATGGAATCAATAGAAAAACGCCAGGCGAGCGCCAGCGAAAGGATCGAGGTTTTAGAAAAAACAAGCGAAAAGAGAGGGGTTTTTTTTAGCACGACCGAGCGTTTTTTTTGGGCTGTAGTAACGGCGGCTGTAGGGCTAGCAGCTTACTACTTCAGATGAAAATTATTGATTTAGTTGCTGGTGTCTTTAAGCCTGCCGCAGATTTGATTGACAACCTGCACACATCGACCGAAGAGAAACTCCAGCAAAAAGCTCGACTGCTTGAAATCCAGTCGGCTGCGATTGATTCAGCCCTGCAATATGAGTCTCAGTTGCTCGAATCAAAATCAAAAATCATCCACGCGGAAGCTGTCAGCGATCACTGGCTGTCCGCCAACTGGCGTCCAATCACTATGCTCGTCTTTCTAGCTTTGGCAACAGGCGATGCGCTTGGATGGCTTCCTAACCCTTTGCGCGATGAAGCTTGGATGCTTTTACAGATAGGCTTAGGAGGTTATGTGGTTGGCCGATCTGTTGAAAAAGGCGTTAAAATGGTGGTTAAATGACGGGTTTGATCGATCAATTGAAGCGGCACGAAGGCGTAAGATCTCACGCCTACAGGGACAATGCTGGATATTTGACAATCGGAGCCGGCAGGAACATCGACTGCGATGGCGGTCTTGGTCTTTCAGATGACGAGATAGACTATCTTTTGCACAATGACGTTGATCGCTGCTTCAGTGAGCTTGAACCTTTCGACTGGTTTTCGGAGCTTGATGACGTGCGTCAAGATGCGCTGATAAACATGTGCTTTAACCTGGGACTGACGCGCCTGCTGCATTTTAATAACATGATCGATGCGCTACAGAACAAAGACTTTGAGCTTGCGGCTGCCGAGGCTTTAGACTCTCGGTGGGCAAGGCAAGTTGGTGATCGAGCGGTTGAAGTAGCCTCGATGATTGAGCTAGGGGTCTACCCTTAAAGCGCCCCGCCAGACCGAATTGACCGAATTGACCGAATCCCAAAATCTGGCGGGGCAGGGGTTGGGCGCGAGAGGGACGCCCAACGCAATCATTTTAACCGAGTTAAATTATGGGTCAATCGAAAAAGTATCAGGATCTTCTGCCTTTTTGCGTGACGGAGACGCAACGGACAGTTGTGGGGCTTAGATCCCGAGGCTATACAGCGATTCAAGCAGCTAATCAGCTCGGCGTTGCCGAACGCAATATACATGCGCTTTGCGCGCGTGTCGCCAAAATTGCAGCACGGCAAGGACACTCGCCGGATCACGATATGATCCACACTGTGCCCGACGGATTTAGTATCAAAGGCACCAGCACGCTTTATAAAGACGGATCGCCGGTTATCCAATGGGTCAAAAGTACCCAGGATCGTGAGCGACAGATGGCCATGCTTCTGGAAGCCATCGAGTCCGCGCACGCAAACTTAAAGCCTTTTGAGCGTATCAAAAAACCTGCGGGCACAGATTCAGACGTCTTGGCTTTGCTCACGATCACGGATTTTCATTTAGGCATGTACGCGTGGGAGGCAGAGACGGGCAGCAACTGGGATTCGCAAATTGCAGAGCGCGTTTTTTTAAGCTCTGTGGCGGATATGATCGATGCTACGCCGCCAGCGCAAACCGGCGTTTTTTGTCAGCTGGGCGATTTTTTGCATTTTGACGGACTGCTGGCGGTGACGCCTACAGGTGGCAATCTTTTAGATTCCGACACGCGTTACAGTAAGCTTGTTGAGATGACCATAAATGTTATGACCCGCGCGGTCGAGATGATGCTGGAAAAGTTCAACAAGGTGGTGGTTATCCAAGCGGAAGGGAATCACGATCTAGCCAGCAGCGTTTGGCTGAGGAAGCATATCAAACACGTTTTTAGCAAAAACCCACGGCTAGAAGTAATCGACAATGATTTTCCGTTTTACGCACACCTGCACGGCCAGACGATGTTGGGATTCCATCACGGGCACAAGGTCAAGGTGGGCAGCTTACAAAAGATTTTCAGTTCGGAGCCACGTTTTCGGCAGATGTGGGGTAAGGCCAAGCAGTGTTACATACACACCGGGCACATGCATCACGAGCGAGTGGTTGAGGACGCTGGGGCTATCGTCGAACAACACCCTACGCTCGCCGGTAGAGATGCCTATTCCGCAAGACTCGGGCATGTGAGCTTGCGCGGTGCAAAGGTTATCACCTATCATGCAGTTCACGGAGAAATTCATAGAACAACAGTAAGGCCAATCGAGTGAAAAGCACCGAGTATCAGGAGGGCGGCGACCATTACCAAAAAATGGCAATCCAGCCAATAGACTACATCATGCAAAACAAGCTGGGTTTTTGTGAGGGCAACATCGTCAAGTACGTTACTCGATGGCGGGATAAAGCCGGCGTGCAAGACTTGCTCAAGGCTAGACAGTACATCGATTTTTTAATTGAGTCTGAAGGCTAGACGTTTTTCAAGGTTACCGCCCCGGCACGTCCGGGGTTTTTTTTAATTTATTTTAACCAAATGTGTGTACGTTAAATCAAATGTGTGTATAATAGATTCCACACAAACAGAGAGAGAGAACGGATATGACTAACGACATCAAACAACCTCTGATCGAAAAGATCGCTGAACTCAAGGCTGAGATTGCCAGCAGCAGCATCGATTGGGAAACCGCAAAGGCTGTTTTTGACGCGCAACCTTCTTTAGATGAAGCGGAGGCGAGCTTCGATTACTTCATGGCAAACGGCGACGCAATCGATGTCTACCAGAATCACAAAGAGGTTTCGGATTACGAAGAAACTCTGACTATGGATCTGGCTCAGGTAACCACCCGCTACATCATCACCGACGGCCACTTGATCTCACCTGCTGGCTACCACCTCTCATCCGGCGTGTACGTCAAGAATGATGTCTGGATCGAGACTGACCGACTGCCTCGTATGTTGATCGGCCTGAAAGCCTTTGATTTGCAGAAAGACAAGGAGGCCGCGTAAGCGGCCCAGAGGATAAATAGCCTGAACCCGCTCTTTCTCGGACAAAAATCTTCCATTTTGGAGGTTTTTTTTGTCTAGGCTTATTAGTGATGCCCTTTTTTTTTACAGCAAAAAAGTAGGGTTATTTTAACCAAATGTGTGTACATTAGATCTATTGTGTATATAATAGACGCATACACACAAGGGACGAAGAACATGGACAACGAAATATATACAAACGGACACATCGTTTTAGGCGGAAAACCAACGAATTTTTATGTCGGACAATGGAAAAGTGGGACTAAAGTTTTTTGGTGCAATCGGTTAAAACCACGCATAAGAGTAAGCATTGACATGCCTCAAAATCGTTATTCGTTAGTGTCTGAAACGCCAGCGTGCGGCAACGGTCGCTCACTGTTTTTTAGGGATCTGGCTCAAGCGATATCAGAGCACAAAAGAGGGGTCAGAAAGTGAATACAATTCAACCAATAACCCGCAAGTTTCTAGTAGACGTCGGCAGGGCTTCGCAGGCAAAGCGTTCGGACGCTATGACTCTTATCATAGCCCGACTCATTGTGGCCGGTTTCTATGCTGAAGCTACGGAAGATGAGATAGAAGAGTTCGACGCAATACTTGAGGCGATGGAAAGGGGATAGAATGAACACAATCATTACACAACGAGAATACACAAACGAAGTTGAGTCTATCGCTGAGGCTGTCTATCAGGAGGTACGCGATTACGGCGGTGAGCTTCACGAACTAGCGTCGCAAGCGGTAGACGGGCACCAATGGATCATATACACAGCCTACCATGCCGAGATTCTAGATTGCGCTACGAATCTTGACGCCTACCACGATGTATATTCGGATGCTGACATTGGTCGACTTGTCGCAGAATCGGGCATTAGTGCCGCGATTCAAGCACAAGCGTTCTTTGCCTTCGAGCAAGATGTAAACGCGGCGCTGTATGAGCTTGCGGAAAAGTACAAGTTTACCGCTTGGGTAGATGGGGTCTGGGCATGATTACACAAAAGAGGGGTCAGAAAGTTAATAAACACATAGAAAAGCTAAAGGCTATTATTACGCAGGACCCTATTGACGCTTTTATCGTAGTAAAAAAACCCTTTACTTAAAACGGCACACGAGTTAAATTTTTAAACCCGCCTCAAATCGATTTACGAACAGAGGCACAACCAAAAAAGAGAGAAAGCCAATGGCTATCAATTTAAAAACGACCCAAGGTATCAGCGCGCAGGGCGTCAACATCTTGGGCTATGGACTCGCTGGGTCTGGCAAAACCAGCTTAATAAAAACACTGCCCAACCCGGTGGTTTTAAGCGCGGAGGGCGGGCTGTTATCAATTAGCGATACTGCAACGCCTTTCGTTGAAGTCACTGACATGTCGACGCTGATCGAAGCGTTGGAGTGGGCTAAGGGGTCGGAAGAGGCAAAACAGTTCGATAGTTTCGCCCTCGATTCAATCAGCGAAATTGCGGAGGTGGTTTTAGCCCATGAAAAAACGGAAGCAAAAGACCCTCGGCAGGCTTATGGCGCACTGCAAGACGCGATGGCGTACATCGTGCGCGCATTCAGGGATCTGCCGAAACACGTCTACTTTACTGCAAAATGCGAAAAAACCGCAGACGAAACGGGCCGGCTACTGTACGCGCCAGCGATGCCCGGAAACAAGTTAGCGCAATCACTGCCCTACTTTTTCGACGAAGTGCTTGCGATGCGCGTTGAGCGCGACGAGGATGGCAATACGCAACGCGCACTGCTTACATCTAGTGATGGGCTTTGGCAGGCTAAAGATCGCAGTGGGCGACTTGACGCGTGGGAGTCTGCCGATCTTGGCGAGATAATCAAAAAGATTGGCGGTGCAAGGTGAGCATATACAGCGATTGGATCATCATAAAAAACGTGGAGCGCGAAGCCGTTACAAAGCGTAGAGAGATCGAAGATGAGATGCTTAGGCAGTTGCAAGTCGACGATGTGGAAGGTAGCCAGACGCTTAAGCGTGAAGGCTTTAAGGTCCGCGTCACAAACCGTTACAATCGAAAAGTTGACAGCGACTTGTTGCAAGACATTGCAACCGAGGAAGGTCTCGATCACCTTTTGCCGCTGCTTTTTCGGTGGAAACCTGAGATCAAATTGAAGGAATGGCAGTCGGCGGATGAGTCGGCTAAGCAAAAGTTGGCGCGAGCCATTACCACAACGCCCGGTCGGGCATCGTTTTACATTGAGGAAGATTAATATGGATTTTGGATTTACTTTGACAGCAGCGGAAATGCCAGTATCGGAGGAAAGCTACACACCGCTTTCCGAAGGCTGGTACACAGCAATTATAACCAACGTCGAACTGAAAGATACAAAGGCCGGGACCGGCAAATACTTGGCGGTTCGATTTGATATTACGGGCCCGACCAGTCAAGGTCGAGTGGTCTTTGCCAACATTACGGTCGTCAACCCGAGCGAAAAAGCAGAGCGTATTGGCCGTGAGCAGATTGGCAAAATCATGAGCATTCTGAAATTAAAGGAGGCAGGAAACTCCGATGTGTTTGTGGGACATGCCATCGGCATCAAGCTCTCAATTCGACGCTCGGAGGAGTGGGGTGATCGCAACGAGGTCAGAGAGTATAAACCCGCTGGTTTTCCAGATTCCAACATAACTCCCTCACCCGCTGATAACCAATCGGCGCCACCGT